ACAGAGGTTGCTGTTGCGTCTCAGGGAGCTTCTAACCGAGCAGGAGTTCGACTCGGAGCGACCGAGCGGTTCACTGAAAAGATCGCTCGACAGGTTCTTTCTGTCATTCGTCAATACTGGGACGATCCGCGCTACATGAGAGTCACAGGACCTTCTGGGGAAGAGGAGTTCATCACCTTCTCCTCCTCAGACATTATCGGGATGTTTGATGTTCGAATTGAATCTGGCTCTACCCTAGGGAAAGACCCGGCCACAGAACAGCAAGCTTTTATGGGACTACTTCAGACCATTCAGGCAACGGTCTCCTCGCTGATTCCACTTGTTCAATCTGGGCTAGCCTCTCCAGAAACTATCCAGTCCTTTGTAGAAAAAGCGTTTTCAATCTGGCAAGCTGACAAGCGTATGCTCATGGAACCTTTGGCAGCACTACAGGGAGCAGCTGGCCCAGCCGCAGTAGGCGGAGCCCCGCAAATGGGCGGCGGGCAGATGAGCCCAGAAGGCGTTGCAAACAGAGGGATGAGCCCAGACGGACAGCCACTTGCCGGACCCCAGGGAGACCAGGGACCGGGAGGAGCTACTAGCGGAACAGGGGGGACGGCTGACCTAGCCACCCTCATGGCAAGAGTTAGAGGAAGTTAATGCCTTACTACCCACTTCAATGCACCTTCCATAACTGCGGCATGCAATTCGAACACTTCACAAAACCTGACCTTTACAAGATCAGCCAAAGAGACGGGTTTAGAGATGTTCGATGTGCGTACTGCGGAAGCTTTGGAGCAAAGAGAATTTATCCTCCAGACTCTGCCCCAGCGAATATCACAGTAAAGGGGACCTGGGGGAAGCACGCATCTCCAGGGCTTAAGGGCAGGGAATACTACACAGTCCAAGAGCGCGACCGGCAGCTTGCTTCCGTGGGGAGCACGGGAGGCATCTACGACGGAGAAGGCTCTACCCCCAAAACCCCGAGCAGCACCAAGACTTACGCAGCAGGGAAAGACGGGAAAGTCACCCTGGTTAAAAGAGAAAACGGGAAGCTCATTCCTGTGCCAACAGAGGTAAGGCCCTCTGACTTGATTAAGGGATACGCAAAGAGGAACAACGGACTCGTTGACTTTGCCGGTCTCGTTGAAGAAACAAAGCTAGATAAGAGAAAGCTTAACGGCGGAATCTTAGGCGCTCTTCGCGCCGGATGGCTTCTGAAGACTAAAGAAGACCGGGTCTACCGCCTCGCTTGAGACTTCTCCATCCTGGCTCTCATCTTCGCGTGCCAAGACTCATACTGATCCCACTCGTCTGCTGACCACTGATTGTGGTCTCCAGAGGCTGCTTTGGCCTTTGAAGACCTAACCTCTGACCCACTTCCTGGGCAGTGATGAGCCACGGCATTCGCAATCATCATCGACACACAGGCGTCGTCGTTCTTCCCCGGAGGGGCGCTCATCTTCGCTGAAGAATCATGCCCGTCTGGAGACTTTGTGATTGTCCTTCTGTACGCCACCATCTCTTCAAGAACGCGCTGAGACCGAATCTTTATGTACCCGTCCTTTAGCGCCTTCTGCATTAACCCAACCATCGCTGGCTTGGTCTTTCGGTTTGTGTCCCAGCCAATCGTCATCTGCTGAATGGCTAACGAGTCAACCGTCTTACGGCGGTACATATTCCAATACTTTGTCTGGTTAATCATCGCGATCAAACCAGCGCCCAACCCAGAGACCTCAGGGGCTAACACAGCGTTGTTGTAGTAGAGGGCAATCATAATGACGACCTCAGAGAGAACGTCTAACTCAACCTTGCCTCGCCACTCAGCAACCTGCTCCATAGACGCTATGTCAACAACAACGACATGGTCCCAGTCACCAGAAGCTCCACCCTTGCTTACGTCTGCGCTAACTACATAGCGACGACGAGCCTCTGGGTGACGCCAGACAGAAAACCTTCCAGAGCCCTCCATAGTTTCTTGAAGAAGCGGCTTATAGCTTGAGAAAATCCGAGAGCGCCCAGGCTCATGGCCCGACCCATCTACGATTTCGTACCACTGATGCTCTGGGCAATCGTTGTCCTTGTCGATTCGAATCTTGTTCGCACAAATAGCGCAAGAGCATCCATGCTTGCGTATCTGGTCCCAAACAGCCTCCTGATCAAAGACAGGACTTCCTGTTGTCGAAAAGGCTTCCTGATCTGTAGATGGATATTCCTGGTGGAATCGCTCAAGAGAACCACCGCACTTACTTACAAGAGTCTCTCTTCGCCACTGGAGATTCTCCAAGCTAATCCAGGTGTCGAACTTCTCTAGAAGCTCCTTCTCATCATTGTCTAGAGTCTTGCGGAACTCCTCCTCTGAAACCCTAAGAGGACGAGCGTACTCCTCCATTAAAAACCAAGGGGTAAAGAGTGCGTACCACGTTGAGTCTGGGTGACCCGGATGCTTCTTCTTTAGCTCCATCCACGGAGGGATTTCATCCCACCAAACGTTCGCAGCTAGATACTGGCTATGGTGAAAGTCTCCTGAGCCATTACAAGTAGACTCTGCATAAACCATTGTCCCAGCTTCTTCCGGGACAGCCTGAAGCGTAGCCAAAAAGAACTCTTCGGGCCGCTTATAGAAAGCAACCTCCGAGCAATGAACCTGACGAGCTGTGGCTCCACGAGCGTCATCAACGCTCTTTGCAGTCATAACAACAAAGCGAGACCGTAGTCCGGCGGGGCCTTGGGGAGCGCGAAAGTCTAGCTCATAGACGTTGTTGTATCTGGTGAGCGGCTTTACCTCGTTCGCAAGATAGTCATAGAAGACCTTGCACTTGGTGAAGATAGTTCTGACAGACGGCTCTGTGTGCGCTGCGACTAAAGCAATCTCATCGTGGTTTGTAAGGCAACGCCAAAACATTCTTGCCTGGACATGGGTCGAGCAACCCAGCTGCCGTGCCTTCGCCTCCCACACGCGAACAGGAAGGCCAGCCTTTTCAATCTCACAGATAAGCCCCTCTCTCATTAGCTGAGACTTGTTCAGGTTGAGGTTGAGGAACTCTCCATTCTTCGTCTGAATTTTAAGATGCTTCTCTGCAAACGAGATGAAGTCAGAGTGCTTTCCAGAGGTCAGGTTGTCCGCAGCCTCATCGACATATCCACGCTTAGAAGCCATCTACTCTCCCATGTAAACGGACATCCTTCGGCTTGGAGGAGGAAGCTCTTTTGACTTAAAGCTCTTCTTCATCCTGGCACGCCAGTCATCCATGTTTTCTCGGATGCCCTCTACTTCGTCTTCGTGGATCATCCTGCAATTCCACACCGTCGTCTTCATCGACCTGTGGGGGTAGGTGACAAAAGCGACATCGAGGTGGTTCCTAACCACATCCATCAACCTCTTAGCAAGATAACGCCCAACGCCAAGACGCTCGCCAAGAGTACGGGGTGAGATATATCCAGCGTTATTTGCCTTCTTAAAAGCTTTTTGGGCGACCTTGTCTGTAAAGACTGGCGCTCCTGGGAGAACCGGGGGACCGACATGCCAACACTCGTCAGAGCCGATCCACTTTCTCCACTTCTGCTTTGTTAAAATTGCGTTGCGCCACTGCTCCATTTCCCAGCCATAGCGCTCTTTATCATCCTTAAACGACGGGACAACTACGTTTGTCTGAAGGACCGCTCGCCCTTCCTTGGACACAGACGACGGACGATAAACAGTCTCGTCGTCGGCAGCTCTACGCCACGAATTGCTACCGCCTACTCGGGAATTCCTAGCCAACCCTTACGTACCTGTTGAAGGCAACCCACTTCCAACTCAAGCGGTCGGACTGGCTAAGCATCTCAAAGGTGTACTGATCAATCTCTTCTGAGGCAGGCTCCGCAGCGGGCTCTTCGACAACCACCTCTTCAACAACATCTTCTCGAATGTCGTCACGAGCAGAAGTGATCGCATCAAGCAAAGACTTGCGCCCCTTGCCTTCAAGCTCTGCGTCGTAAACAGCGCTAAGATCTTCGTCAGACATTCCGGCTAGCTTTGCGATAGCCTTCTTCACGGTTAATCCACTAGGATTGAAAGACATAACATCTCCAGGGTTACTATTATGGCTTACACCAAAAAGAAGAAAACTCCAAAAAAGAGTGCCTCCAAGAAGCGAAAGCCTAAGAACATTGGCAAACGCAAAACCAAGAAGAAGGGCGTGTACGCCGGGAGCATGTACTGATGCCTGTCAAAAAGAAGCCGATGTCAAAGGCCGCAAGAGCCGTCAAGCGGGCTGGGGTTTCAGGAGTTAACAAACCAAAGAGGACTCCAAAGCACCCAAAGAAAAGCCACGTTGTCGTAGCCAAGGTTGGCGACAAGGTGAAGACAATCCGGTTTGGCGAACAGGGAGCGAGCACCGCTGGAAAGCCAAAATCTGGCGAAAGCGCACGGATGAAAGCCAAGCGCAAAAGCTTCAAGGCTCGCCACGGGAAAAACATCGCTAAGGGTAAAATGTCTGCGGCCTACTGGGCCGACAAGGTGAAATGGTAAAGCTATGAAAAAGCCAAACGTAAAGTCTCTATGCGGAAAACCTAAGTCTGGACGTAAGTCGTCCAAGACGAAGTCTGGCAAAAGCAAGTCGTCTAAGAAGCCCAGCACCAGCAACCGGGCTGACTCCAGGAAGCGGGCTAGCGTTTATGGGCAGTGGGCCAAAGGAAACCTCTAGTACCAGCCACCCTGCCTGGAATGTACTAGCGACTTTTGCTCGTGCCTGACTGCTCCGTACAGCGCGGGAAACGAGCAATACTCCTTAGCGAGAGCAACGTCAGGCTTTCTGGGGAAACCCACACTCTGTCTGACTGCGACTTAAAGAGTGGCTCTGTCGTTAGGATATATGGCAGAAACCTGAGTGAGGAAGAGGCAGACGCTATCGCTAAGCGTTGGGAAAGGAAAAGAGCCGTGGAAGAACAAGTAGATGTAGAGACTTCTTCAGAGGTCGTTGTTTCTGAAGAGATTGAGCAAGTAGCTAACGCAGCCGCTGAGATTGGAGGCGAGTACGCCCCCGTGCTGGCTATCGTGCTTGCCCTTCTTGCCGTCCTCGGAGGAAAGAAGGCTTGGTCTTTCTACTCTGAGCGAGCAGAGCAGAAGCACGAGCTTGAACTTAAGAAGCTTGAGATGCAGCGTGACATGGCTGGCGCTGGAGCTGCATCCCCTCCTCCCTGTCAGGCTGTGCAAGCGAAGATTGAGGCTTCGCTGGAGGAAACCAAAACAAGGGTCGCGTCGATTGAGAAGCGCCTCCTAGTCATTGGCGACGACTTCGACTCAGAAGACATCGAGCGCAAGGTGAAGCGACTGCAGAAAGCAGTGCGTGACTTGCAGGACGACTCCTCGGTCTAATGCTCCGGTGGGGCCTTCTGCTTCTAGCCTTAACGCAGGCCCCTGCAGAGAACGTTGTCGTCACTAAGCTTGTGATGGAGGCCGAGTGCCACATCCCGGCGGCTCCCCCGTGTATCTCGTTCAACGATCCACGATGGAAAGTCGAGGGATGCAAGATTGACGACGGAGCGTGCTTCGCCCTCGGAGTAGAGCAAGCACCTCACCCAGTAGTAAGTGCAACGATACGCATATCGCCTAAATGCAAAGATAAGAATTCAAAAGGCAAGCTGCTTGAGTCAGCCGTCTCCATGCTCTTTAAGACCAAGTACGAGCTGTTTACCTTTGAAGAGAAGATGCTCAAATGCTCTAAGTCTGGGTACGCGGATGTTAGGCTAATCGTTAAGGAACCCTAAAATGCCTTTTAAGAAAATCAGCTCAGGGAAAAACAAGGGCAAGTTCAAGAGCCCTAGCGGGAAGATCTGGACTGCTAGCCAGATGCGAGCCTACTACGCAAAGAAACGGAAGAAGAAATGAAGTTCTTTTGGAATGCGCTTTTTAAAGGGCTAATCCTCTTTGGAGGCAAGGAGGAGTAATGGCTGGCTTAGCATCTGCACTTGGATCTATCGACTGGATGAACCCAGAAGGAACGAAGGTTCGGCACAACCCCGAAGCGTTTCTCAAGGGAGCTGCCGAGTGGCAGGAGAAAAAGCGAAAGAACAAACTGCTTCGAGAGATGGAGGGTGCGCCAGCCCTGCCAGACGGGGAGCAGATGAGGGAAAGAGCCGTCGAGAGCTATCTGTCTAAGATGGACGGCTACGAAGCGGCTCTTTCCCTCGCCTAAGCCTCTGCCTCTGATGAGTGAAAGGCTGAGTAAGCAACTGCGATACGAGAAGCCTCATTGTCTGAGATTTCCTCATACTGAATCGGCCCGTGCATCGCAGCTGCCATATCTGACTCAAGCTTTGTAAGCGCATGCTCAAAGGCATCGTCGGGGTCTGAGCCCACGCCGACGACCTTCATCGTAAACACGTAAGCGCTAGAAAGGGATTTCTCCAAAGTCCTCTTCCTTACTGCTTTCGGTAGCAGAGAAGACCTGGACATCGTTTGCTACGATTTCTGTAATCCACTTCTTCTCACCGTTCTGTTCGTACTGCCGGTTGTCGATTCGACCATCGACCCCCACAAGTGAACCTTCGCTCAGATCGCGGAGCCCGTCCACAGCATTCCCAAAAACAGTAATGCGGTGAGTGGTCTGAAACTCCTTGTCCTTCCACGAGCGCTTCGAGACTAGGCGAAAGCCCATCATCGAACGACCGTTTCCGATGTCCTTAATCTGAGGGGGAGAACTTACCTGCCCCATAACAAACGCTTTATTTGCACTCGGAAAACCCATATCAACCTCCGTTAATCACATTAAGCACGGCACTTGCTCGTGCATCACTCATATCCAGCCAGTAGTAGCTGATTGCTCCAGCCAACTTAAGCTTCGTCTCCGAACAGCTTTCAGTTGGAAGGGTTATAAACTCTCTCTTGCTAGCAGCTCTCCAAGAAAGCTCAGCAGGATCTAAGCCCAAAATAGAAGCTACCTGACGGATTCTTTCCTGAGTAAAGGGCTTGCGAAGCCCCCGCTCAACATCCGACACATAGACCTTCGTAACACCGAGCTGAGAAGCCAGCCCGTCGAGACTTAAGCCAGCGTTCTGGCGTGCCTCTCTAATGATTTCTCCAAAAGACATATTACCTCCGGTAACTCAGGGAGCTTACTGGTTCCCATTTCTAGTGTCAAACTCCCTATCCTGCAGCCATCCAAAGGGTTCTGGGAGGTGCATAGTGAGC